CCCGGCTCGGCCGGCAAGGCTGACGCAGCGACCAAGACGAAACTGCTGGCCGGATACGACGTAAAGGTCGAGACCGTCACCGGCGACAAGGCAACCCGAGCCAAGCCGGCATCGGCCCAGGCTGAAGCTGGAAACGTCAAGATCGTACGCGGCAGATGGAACGAAGCCTTCCTCGATGAGGTCTGCTCGTTCCCCAATGGACAATTCGACGACCAGGTCGACGCCTTTGCGGACGCGCTGAACGAACTGGCGCTTGGCTCAAGCTACACTCTGGACAATGTGATTTGAGGTTTCCGTGGGCGCTGTAGTGGACTTTGTCGGCTATGTCGGCGACAGCTTGACGAACCTCGTCTCTCGTATGGGGACTGGTCGGGACAAGGCTTCGTCAGGCTTCTACGTCGGCACGATCCTGACCGACGAGGAGATATTGAACGCCTACCGCACAGCCTGGCTGCCGCGGAAGATCGTCGATATCCCGGCCTTCGACAGCGTGCGGGCATGGCGCGACTGGATGTCCGACGGTGCCGATATCGAGGCGATCGAGGCGGAGGAAAGCCGTCTGAACGTCCGGGGCAAGGTGTTGGAGGCCCGCATCAAGGCGCGGCTTTTCGGCGGCGCCGCTCTTCACATCGGCACGGGCGAACAAGACCTGTCTCAGCCGTTGGACGTGGAGCGCATCGCGCGCGGCGGCATCAAACACCTGACCGTGCTGACGCGTCGGAAGCTGACTGTGGGCGATCTCGACCGCGACGTCGCGTCGGAATGGTACGGCCGGCCCTCGCACTACATGCTGACCGCAGGCGACAATACGCAGGTGCGGATCCATCCGTCGCGTCTGGTCATCTTCACCGGCAATGCGCAGCCCGACATCGAACTGACCGGCGGCACTGACCTCGCGTGGGGCGACAGCGTGCTGCTCGCCGTCATGGACGCGATCAAGCAGGCCGACGGCACTGCGGCCAACATCGCCAGCCTCGTTTTCGAGGCGAAGGTCGATGTGTTCAAGATCCCGAACTTCATGGCTCAGTTGCGGGACGAGGGCTACAAGACACGCCTTCTTGAGCGGCTGACCCTCGCGGCCACGGCCAAGGGCATCAACGGCGCTCTGCTGCTTGACAAGGACGAGGAATACGAGAGCAAGTCGCCGAGCTTCGCGACGCTGCCGGATATCCTCGACCGCTTCCTGCAGATCGTCTCGGGTGCAGCCGATATTCCTGCAACCCGCCTCCTGGGGCAGGCGCCGGCGGGCATGAATTCAACCGGCGAATCCGACCTTCGCAACTACTACGACCGCCTGCAGGCCATGCAGACCCTCGAGATGACGCCGACCATGTATCGGCTCGACGAGGTGCTGATCCGCTCCGCTCTCGGCTCCCGGCCGGCTGATGTCTACTACGAGTGGGCACCCCTCTGGGGCATGTCGGAGAAGGAAAAGGCCGAAGTCTTCAAGACGAAGGCGGATGCGGCCCGCGCGCTGGCCGGCCCCGCCGCTGGCACGCTGCTGCCCGTCGATGCTCTGTCCGACGCGCTGGTGAACACCTTCACGGAAGACGGTTCGTTGCCAGGCCTTGAGGGGTTCATCGAGGAATACGGCAAGCTCAGCGAGCAGGAGCCGGATGAAACGGATTTGGAGGCAGCGGCCGAGATACAGCCTGCCAACACGAACGAGCTGCGCCGTATGGCTGCCAACGACGCCGCGCCGCGCACGCTCTATGTGCGCCGAGATGTGGTGAACCGCGCCGAGATCACACGCTGGGCGAAGTCGCAGGGCTTCACCAACATCGTGCCGGACCTGCATGTGACGATCGCCTACAGCAACACGCCGGTCGACTGGTTCGCGGTCGGCACATCATGGTCGGAGAAGCTCGACATTGCCGCCGGCGGGCCGCGCCAGATGGAGCGCATGGGGCCGACGGGCAAATACATCGCCCTACTGATCACGGCGAGCGAACTGGTCTGGCGTCATCGCGAGATCGTCGACGCAGGCGCTTCGTGGGAGTGGCCCGACTATCAGCCGCACATCTCAATCCAGATCGGCGGCGACATCGATCTGGCGAAGGTCGAGCCTTACCAGGGCAAGATCGTGCTGGGACCGGAGATATTCGAAGAGGTGAAAGCGTAATGGCCCGTTACGTTACTTGCCCCAGGCTTGCGCCTTGGGACGGAGGTCCTGACGGTGAAAATTATCTGTCCCGTCAAATCCATGAGCGTGAGCCTGTAAACACAGGCCTGCTCGATCAAAGTGGCAAGCCGATCTTCCGCATATCCAACACCATCGGCTTTGTGACACCGAAGGACTGACCACCATGCAATTCACCGATGCCGTATCGGTTTCTGGCACCCGCCGGACCGCCGAAGGCTACCTCATTGCCGACGCAAACGCTGTGCGCACGGGCATTCAACTCTACACGGGCGCCTAAGTCGGCAAGCCGGAAATGGCAGTGGCCCGGGTCTATCGCGCCGAGGATCAGGTTCGGGACGCGAAGAGCCTGAGTTCATTCAGCCACGCGCCGGTTACCATCGATCATCCGGCGGAGATGGTCACCGCCGACAACTGGAAAAAGCTTGCCGTCGGCGAGGTCAGTACCGAAGCGGCATGGGACGGCAACCGAATCCGTCTGCCGCTCATCCTCAAGGACAGCGCTGCCATTCAGGCTGTCGAAGGCGGCAAGCGAGAACTCTCTGCGGGATACACCTGCGATCTTCTATGGGAGGCTGGAAACACCTCGAGCGGCGAGGCGTACGATGCCCGCCAGGTCAACATCCGTGCGAACCATGTGGCGATCGTCGATCGCGGCCGCGCGGGAACGGAATGCAGGATCGGTGACGCCGACCCGCATAAGTGGGGCGCAGCCCCGATCCTCCCAACCACTGACAAGGAGACCATCACCATGAGTGATGCACTTCGCACTGTGGTCGTGGACGGCTTGTCGGTGAGCACCACCGATCAGGGCGCCCAGGCCATCTCCAAGCTGCAGGCGGCACTCGCCGACTCCGCAGCGAACATCACCAAGATCCAGGCCGACCACGCGAAGGCGCTGGCCGACAAGGATGCCGAACTCGCCAAGAAGGACGCCGCACTCGACGCCGAGAAGGCCAAGGTGCTGTCCGACGCCGACATCGACAAGCGCGTCACTGCGCGGGCCGATCTCATCGGCAAGGCCAAGGCGATCGCCAAGGACGTCAAGACCGACGGTCTGAGCGATGCCGACATCCGCAAGGCCACCGTCACTGCCGTTCTCGGCGATGCCGCGGTCAAGGACAAGCCTGCCGCATACATCGACGCACGCTTCGACATCCTTGTCGAGGACGCTGCGAAGAACCAGCCCGACGCGTTCCGCACTGTGGTGCAGGGCGGGCTGAAGACAGCCGATGCGACCGGTCAGGCCGACCAGGCCTGGGCTCAGAGCGTCACCGACCTCAACGCCTGGCGCAAGGAGGCCTAAGCCATGCCTATGTCTTTCAATCAGACCATCGCCGCCTACGCCGTTGGCCGTCGCGCCAACATGGAGGAATGGAACGCCATCACCCGGAGCAATTCCGGTGCCACGGCCATTCCGTTCGGTGTCCCGGTCGTTCCCGGTGCATCGGCGCATACCTGCGTCATCCTCACGGCAACCGCGCAGAACATCCTCGGCATTACCGAGGCCAGCCAGGTGCAGCCGCATGTCGGCGACAACCACGCGCAGTACGAGAACGTCCCGATCTGCACCATGGGCGTGATCGGCGTGCTGCTTGGCGCCGACGTCGTCGAAGGCGCTCAGGCGCGCTTTGACATGACCAACAAGGTTTGGACCGGCGCGGCGCAGTCCGCCTCGGTTGCGACCATCCCTGGCGCCCAGTTTGCCGAAGCTGGTGCAAACGGATCGATCGGCGTTGTCCGCTACGTCCGCCCTGTGCCGTCCCTCTCGGTCGCCTCGTAAGGAGCAGCACAATGAACAAACTTCTCAACGACGCGGCTGCTCTGGCCTTCATCCAGGCGCAGGCGTTCAAAATCAATCAGTCGGTCTACGAGGCCCGTTTCCCGGACTGGGACTTCGGCCGGCTGGTATTCGTGGATACCAGCGGTCCGGCTTGGTCGCCGGGCGTGCTAACCTACACGTCCGATCTGACCGGTGCAGCCAAGTGGCAGTCCGGCTATGCGAAGGACATTCCCCTGGCCGACGTGGGCCAGGCCATGCAGACTTCGTCGTTCCATCTGGCGGCCATTGGCTACCAGTACAACATCGAGGAAGTGAACACGGTCATGCAGGTCGGCGGCACTCTGCCCAGCCGGCGTGCGCGTGCGGCCAAGCTCGCCTACACCAAGTTCATGTGGGACTTGGCGATCACCGGCTCGGCGGAAAAGGGCAAGAATGGCCTGGTAAACCAGTCGGCTGTAACCCCTGTCGCGGCAACCGCTGACGGCACCGGCTCGGCCCGTCACTGGATTTCCAACGCAGGGGTGGTGACCAAGACTGCCACGCAGATCATGCGTGACATCAACCAGGGCCTGACAGCCATCAACACCGGCACCAATTCGCTGGAGTTCGCCGACACTGTCCTGCTGCCGGTTGAAGCCTTCAACCTGATCGCCTCGACGCCGTTCAACTCGCTCGGCTCCGACACGATCCTGTCCTGGCTGCTGAAGACCAACGTCTACACTCTCGCGACTGGTCGCCCCCTGACCATCCGCGCGGTGCCCTTCCTGCGCACGGCTTCGACCCAGACTGTGGTCGGCGGCGGCCGCGCGGTGTTCTACAAGAACGACGAGAACTACGTGAAGCTCAACCTTCCGATGCCTCACCAGTTCTTGCCGGTCTATCAGGACGGTCCGCTCAACTGGCAGGTGCCTGGCATCTTCCGGACCGGCGGCATCGACCTGCAGACGACCGCAACGTTCTACTATTTGGACGGCGTGCTCGAAGCCCCGTGATCCTTGGCGTAAGCCTCGGATTATGCTACAAAAACGAAAGGCCGAAGGTGCTTCA